TATTTTTTAGTCATTCTCATGTCAACCTCCTATCAATCTAAAGAACCAGAAAAACCAAAATCGTCGCCAGGCTCTATCAATAAATCATCAGCTGCAGTGATTAATTTAACATCAGAACCAGATACATGAGAAAGAATGTTAGTTGAATCCTGTCCCCTTCTTACAGTCAATGTATTGCCAGAGACAGATTCAACATAAAATTCTTCTTGATTGATGTCAATATAAGAACCAGAAATAATACTAGATGCATTAACTACATCAATTAATGTGTCTGATTTTTCTATATCTTTTGCTACTGTAGTAGTTACAGTTCCAGTATAATTCTGAATTGCACGAGGCTCCACACTGTAGGTAACTTCTCTTCTAGCAACTCCAGACGCCTCACCAGCAGCAAATCCAAGAGATACTTTTTTAATAATTTCACTTGAAACGGAATTAGAAGAAACTGGACCAAACAAATATGTTTTTGCTGTAAATTTTAAGGTATATATTAATGCTCTACGCTCAGTGTAATCTCCCTCATAATTATCTGTCATTGATATATTATCTAGAACTATAGGTATATCTCTTTTTTCTCCAATTTCTTGGACCAAATCTACAGTTAAATTGTAATTTGGTTGAAAATATGGTAATATTTGTTCAATTATTTGGAGCATGTCGTCGTTAAGTTTGGTCATAATGCTCAGTTCAAAATTTAAATTATAAGGAACTGGAAGATATGCTCTCTTTATTTGATTATTATTTACATCTCTAGTCAAAAAAGTCTGAGTTGTGGTCAATTTTCTTGTTGTATCATAAGACATGCCAATCAGTTCAAATGACATTCTTGGTAAATTCATTTGAACTGGTTTGTTTAACTCAGGAACTTGCTCTAATCTTGCTAAGAATTTTTGAGTTGGACCATAAGATAGTGGAACTCTGATAGAACTTTTTATATTTCCAGCATCATCTTTATGCTTAACGCTAATTGCATTAAACAAAGTACCGAAAGAAACTACTGTCTTTCTTATTATTTCGTGATAAAAATATTCAAACATGTTAGGAAATCCTTATAATATTATTTAACAATTTACCTATTTAGAAACTATGGAGTTCCAAAAGGATTACTTTCACTAAAATCAATAATCGTATTAGCTTCTATTTGAATTTCTTTATTCTGAGCAAATGGATCAACTAAATTATCGATTTCTGTCCTTTTAATTTCATAACTTGCACTAGATGCGGAACCAACAAGTGTTTCTCCTGGTATAAAATCTCCAGTGATATTTGAAAGTTCCAACTTATTTGTGGCCGCATTCCAAGATTTTACTCTTGCAGTATAACCAGAGGAAGATCCAACGACAGTTTCATTGTATAAGTAAGTACCATATCCAACCATATATGGATTTTGAATCTGTATAATAGGCGCTTGTGTGTATCCAATTCCAGTAGTTACAATTCCAATTCTAGTTACCACACCATTTGTTAAAATTGCTCTTGCTTGAGCTGAAATAGTAGATGAGCCAATAAATTGTACTATTGGCTCTTGGACATATCCAGAACCACCATTAGTGACAGTTATAATCCCAACTATCCCATTCCCAATAGATGCAACTGCAGTAGCACCTTGTCCATCTCCACCATAAAAAGCAACTGTCGGTGGAGATGTATAGCCATATCCTGCGTTAGTAATTTCTATCCCCTGAACCCTAAATCGACTAGAATCTGGCTCACACAAGTCAACAATTCCACCAATCATTGTTGCAATACCAGTTGCAACTTGTCCAGATGCTGGTGGTGAAAACCTAACTGTTGGGGGAGTTTTATACCCGTCTCCACGATTAGTTATTTGTACAAATGTTACGCCACCATTTACTATAGTAGCTGTGGCAGTGGCGGTAACTCCAGCACCAAGCATATCAAATGTCTGAATATATCCTTGTTGTTGGACATTATCATCAATATAATCTATTCCAGTATCAATTAGTTCATCTTGATATCTGAATAATTCACATCTTAATGTATAAACATAAGTTTTTTGTAGTTGATAAAATGGGAGTTCATGCTCCACAAATTTAATTTCAAACAATCTGTCACCAAGTGGAAAATAAATGAGATCACCTTCTTTTGGTCTTGTGGATAATTCTACATCAGGTTGTTCTTTAATGAGTGGCGAAATATAAGTTTCAAATCTTTCTTTGGAAATGATCAGTGTTAAATCAGTGTATGGTTGGACTCCAAATTTTGTTAGAAGAGTTCCTGCACCTTCATATCCTTCGTAAGTGTCCACATAAGCTTCTATTGGATATGCACCATCAAATTCGGACTCTATAACTTCTTTTATGATTGTTTTCTTTGTTATATATTTTCTTGGAATGTAATGTACATCAACTCCATAGATTTTTAACTGTTCGTTAATTAAATCTTGTATTAATCCTTGTTCTGATTTTGATCCCTGAAGAAAAAATGGATTTAACATACTTAACCAATAAGATCTAATGGGGGAATCTCATAAGTACTTGACATTCTCTCCATAATGATGTCAATTTCTCGCTGAGCATCATCATAAATTGGTCTTCCGTCCAATTCGACGCCACCGGGAAGTTTAACTCCTCTAAACTTAATTAAATTCTGACCCCATTGCCTTTTAATAAGGGCAGTTAAATATGGCTTTAAAAATGAATCATTCCAGACTTTAGTTGATTCTGCTGGATTTAATGCTCTGTAGCAATCAATAACAATAACTTGACCAACTGTCAAACTTGCCCAATCTATATCTAAATATAGCTTATCTTCTCTTTTATTGAATCTAACTTGTTTTTGTGTTGTGAGTAACCAGTTTAAATCTTCAAGATATGTTTTTACCATAGAATAAGTTAAAAGCTCAGTCGATCCCCAATAATAAACATCATTGAGAAACAACTGATATTTTATACTAAACATTCCACTGGAAATGCTATTGGATCCTTCAAATTGAAATATTTTATTGACTCCTATGACATAAGATGGGATCTTTAGGTAATTGGCTGTTTCTTGGTATTCATATATTTTATCTCCAGTTACTGTTGTAATTCCTACTCCCTGCTTGCCTCTTGCTCTATCTAAATCTTCTTGTGTGATTTCATACTTTAGAAAAGTTTGAGCAACGCCATCAAAATGTCTTTCTTGGAAAAATTGAACCGCATCATCCACTAAATCTTCTAGTTGTTCTTGCGCAACATTAATTTCTAATACTGGAGCACCTAATTTTCTTAGGCAATAATCAATTAATTCTTGTCTAGTAGATGGTTGTGCCATTTTTCTATAAATTAAAAATTACTTCTTGTTGCTTTAAATATAATTTAATATACAACTTAGCAAAGTTTTTGATGGTATTAATATCATCTATACTATCTATATCTCTAGATAGTCTTTCATATTCAAATAATTTATTGATGTCATCTAATTCTATTTTATTTGGATCCATTTAATAAATTTCCCAATAAATTTTTAATTTCTTCTAAATCATTTTTGATGTTATCAATATTATTTTCTAGTGCCTCAATTTTTTTGATGTCATTTTCTTTAATTAATTTCAATTTCATATATTGATTGTAATCGCTCATATTTGTATTTAAGATAGCTTTTGTGTCTTCATCTCTTACTAAATTTGAATGTCCCTCAACTTTTAAATGTGCCATATTAAGCTAATGCTATAACTCTAAGATCAGATAGTCTAGGTGGGAAAGCTTGATTTGTGCCGGAACCAATTAATTTTATACTAAAATATTTAAATGGAGAAAGATTATTTACTGTAAACTCATACTCTTTGTATTCTAAATCTCCAGAATTATAACCAATTTTATTTGTTTTAACTATTTTTTTATCGGAAGTTCCATCACTTAAGGATTGTGAGATCACTCTGCCATCTTCAGTGAAATTTGAATAACCTGGGAAAGGATAAAAAATTGATGAATCATTAGGATTACTTTTAATTGAATATAAAGCTCTGACATCACTGAAAGTGTTTACATATGCAGTAACAAGTAATTTTAATGAAGTTGCTGGAATTTCTAGTTGAATACTATTAGTTGCATAAATGAACGATGATGGGTCATCAACAATAGTACTAACTCTATTGTCTGTGGCATAATTTTCAATGGGACTGTTTATTCTATTGGTAGTAAATATAACTGACGATCGATCCAAGTCAACTGTTGGTGATATGTAAGAATTTCTTGTTGATAGTGCTAAATCTACAGTCAATGATTTTTTTGCAGGAAGTGTAGATAATCTTTCATCCTCGTTTACTTTTGAGCATACTATTCTTGGCGAATCGAAGTAATTATTTTCATATAATTTTACATTAGTAAATCCTTTGTCTTGAAATGAATTTTCTACACCATCAACACTAGTTCCCGACACCGTTCTCATTGATGCAGTAATATCAGTTCCATTGACTGATGTAGTTTGTATATTTGGGGTTACAATTTCATATTGAATATTTTGTGTGCAATTTATAGAAGATCCTCCTGTTGATTTTGTCTCATTTGAATATAATTTAGGGAAAAAAGTTCCAACACTTCTATCAACTTGACCATAAGGTAGGGCATCGGTTTTTCCATTTTGAGAGGTATTTATTTTAATTGTATAGTAATCAAAATCAACTGGGTCAGAAACTGTAGCATCTTGTAGTGTATGTGTAGTATTAATTCTTCTCAAAGATATTCCATTTAGTTCATACTTATATACTGAAGTTCCCTGAGAATATGAAAATGGTAGAGTTTGATCGATACCTCTAGTTATTCCAGTTAAAGAGTTTGTGGTCACTCCTTCGTAAGAAATAATTTCATTTCCAATCAAAACATATCCTGGATTGGTATTACTAACACCAACATTTTCAAAAGTAGAAAAACTAATAGTGCTATCTACTAAAATATCTTGATTGGAGTCTTTTATGTAGTCCGCTGTTAATTTGATCGGTTTAATATTTCCAATGACATTTGATATTTTTACAATATTTTCTCCTGCGTGCATTCCATGATTTCTATGATTTACTTTTATATGCAAACCATCTGTTTCTACTTGAATTCCATCTGCTGGTATAAGAACATTACCACCAACAGAGGAATTTAAATCTGTAGTTATACCAGAATTATTAACATACTGAATTGCTTTTGTAGTTCCAACTTCAAACTCACCTTGAACATTATCAATTATTAGTTCATTTACTCCACTTAGTTCTGATACAGATATTCGTAAGTTTCTACCAAGAGAATTTGTTCCAATTTGTGGTGCAGTCAAAACATCTCCAACAACATACCCTGTTCCACCATTGGATATAGTTGCTGCAATAGCAACACCATTAGAAATTGTAATATTTGCAGTGGCATTTCTACCATTCCCTGTAATATTACTCAAAGAAACTCCATTATATGTAAAAGATCCTGATGTTGGAGTATATCCAACACCAGCATTAACCAAAGTTAAATTCCCTTTTGCGATACCAGCAGCTGCAACATAATTTCCTATTGCATTAGTTGATTTCTGTAAAATTGTATTTCCAAAAGTCAGATTTGAGTCTTGAACTGTTGTTCCTAAACCAACTCTTATTTTTTTTGAAGAAAATTCAAGAGAATCTTTAACTAAAGTTGCAACTTGACCATTTCCTAAACTTGATTCTGGATTGTAGAATGAAAAGTTTCCTTGACCTTGAGTGAAATTTGCTCTGTATAATGTAAATTTCAAATCTTCATATGGACTTTCATTCCATGTCGAAGCATTTTGAGACTTAAAAAGTCCACCAGATACTGGTTGCTTAGTAACTACAAGTTGCGATGATTCTTGTTGTGATATTGTCGAAACATCAATTTCTCCTAACCTAGAAACCCAAACATTATAATTTTGAGATTGTGAAATTATAACAAGAGCATGAAATGTTTGACCTTTAAGATAAACTGGAGAAGGAAAAGTTACTCTAGTTGGAACAGAGGCATCAGAATATGCCTGAATATCTTTGGGGTCTAATATAACTTCACCGAACGGATATACTTTCTTGGTTGGTACACCAAGTTCCATTGGCCTAAGTTGGACAGTTACTGGCAAATCATCATCTTTAGATAAAAAGTACAAATCAACAGAAGTAATAAAAGCACCTCTTCTATTTTCAATATAAAAAGATTGTGCCAATGGATCTATAACTTTCATTTTTTTAGTTTTTTATTATTTCTATTTATTTTGATTAGTTATCAGTATGTGGTCACTGGTAAAATTTTTGACATTTTCTTCGCCATAGTTCAAAGTCAACTCTTCTCCGATATCAATATCTCTAGTTGCATAATGGATCATTATTTCATTTGCTCCATCAATTTGATAATCTAAATTTGAATTTAAACTGTGATTGTATAAACCACAATATCCCATTCCTATTACATATCCACCATTAAAATCATAACTGTATTGTATAATAGATTTTGTTAAATTCATCTCATCAGAGGGGACAAAAAAATATGGAAATTCTTCAATGATTTCATACTTTTTGATTTTTTCTTTTGCAAATACTCCCCATCTATGAATTTTGGACCTCTTTACAAAAACTTTTTCCGAAAAGAGCAATGAATTTTTATACACCGATCTTGAATTGTTCAAATTGGATTCTTTTTTCATCACATTAAAATTTATTGATTCGAATTTTCAATAATATTTTTTAAATGTTGAATTTCTGTATTTAATTCTTTTATGGACTCTATTATAACAGGAATTAATTGAACATAATCAACTGCCAAATAACCATTTTCTTGTCTTTGGACCATCTCTGGAAATTCTTTTTGGACTTCTTGTGCAATAACTCCATAAGAATTTCCAGATATCCCACTAATTTCTGTCATTTTTTCATTCCATTCATAGTACATTCCATTTAATTTTGAAATTTTATCTAGGTAGAACCCCATTATTCACTTATAAATTGCATAACCTATTTAGAGCATTGTTAATCTTTTGAATATTAGTCTTAAGATTGATATCACTCATGCCCATACCGCCGCCACCGCCACCGCCGCCGCCCATACCGCCGCCACCGCCGCCCCTGCCGCCGCTGCCCGCCCCGGATGCGCATGGCGGATCTGCGTCGCGACGCTTCATCTCCTTGTGCCCCGTCCCACTGTCAGTCATCTGATCCG